AATCATCCTAACACAAAAACTAACCGCAATGAATGCAATTAAGTTTTCCGATATGTTAATTGACAACCGAATGGGCGATGGTCGCCCAAAATCCAAGAGGCAATTTGCTTTTGTTTTTAAAGACCGCTTCGTTCGGGACGCTTTCGCTTCCCGTTTCGAGCTGATCCTTAAGCAAACTGCCTCGGCTGCCGTGCTACGTGAATGTGTTTCAAAAGATCTTAGAAACCAGTTCATTTACGTAGTATCGAAGAAAATAGATGAGGATTTATACACAATGAGTTTCCACCTTTTCAGATCTTACTTGGAGGTGCTCATAGACAACCTTGGTGACAAATTTATGGCTTTCGATTTTATCGATCAAACCATGCCACTTGTGCACATGTTATCTTGGGATGTTAAGGACTTCATCAAAAATTCTAAGTACTTTACAGCTTTTCCTATGGCTAAGTTTTTAAGAAATGACCTCCCGGCAAAACCGGAATCATTCACTTGCCACTGGACTCTATTTGACGGTAAACTTCGACAGATCTTAAAAAATCGTATCTGTTCAACCTCAAATAAAAATGCGGCGTTATGGTTTTCCCTCTTACAAGGGGTTAAACGCGGCGCTTATAAGGTACCAGAATCTTTTATCCAAACTTCTATGTTAGATCATTTTACCGATCTGACACAGAAAACTCAGGTCTTCCCTGATTGGTCGTTTCAAGTTGACTTAGAAACTGAATCTCACAAATTTTGTCGTAATTTTAAACCAAAATTAGACAAATTTCACGAAATTTCTGCTTCAGCATCATTTGAGACTAAGAAATCAGAGGGGGGTGCTCGCACTTTTGTTAAACGTACGATGAGGCCTGAATACTTTGGATTGTCCCACCCAGACGACTTAATTTCGATGTTAGAAATTAGTCCCGGTAATATTAAAGTGTATAAAGGTGACGATTTTGATGTCACCATCTCGGAGGTTATTGATTTTCTTTATAACCCCATTCCTCAATCTCATATGTTCCCTGCGCCTGTAACTTGTAATACAGAATTTTCCGTTATAACTGGAAAATCTGATCCGTTTATTGATGATATGACCGAACAACTAGATAGGGCACTTGAAGAGGTAACAACCCCAAGTGTTAAATTGGAAAAAAGAGTCCAACCCCAATCTGAATCTCATTCGTCATTGAATATCAGTGATCGTCATCTCAAAGCCATTATCCATCCTCTTTCCGAACCACTTAAGGTCCGAATCATCTCAAAAGGAGAGTCTTTACCGTATTTTGTCGGCAAAACATTCCAGAAGGAGATGTGGTCCTATCTAAAGGGGTTTTCTCAATTTTCTCTTACTAACTCGCCTGTTTCTTGCGAAACTGGGCGGGAGATCCTCGCTCTCGAATTTGGGCTGAACATGTACTTATCGGAATTTAAACCGAAGTCAGTCAGACTCTTTAAGGAGAAGCGGATCCCATATACAGAGACAGTGAAAATTCCCACTTTGATGGACAACACGAAGTTTACCTATCGTGTTAAGGAGGGGACAGTGAAAACCAAATATATCACATCACCTGCATGTAAAAAAACCTTTGAACCCGAATTTTGGGTCTCTGGGGATTACAAATCTGCAACTGATAAGATTAATGGTTCAATATCCAAGGCTGTCATGAAATCATTTTTATCACACATCAAACCGAGTGTTCTTGGTCTCGGTACGGCATCTACAGCGCAACTTTACGATCTTCTTTTTTCTACTCTTGCCGAACACGATCTCGTGTATCCGGCCTCTTCCAATCATCTCATTCCTGGCTCTGATGGGAAAAACCCTATAACCGCCCGACAAAATGTCGGCCAACTCATGGGTTCCATAACGAGCTTTCCGATTTTATGTGTTATCAATCTCTTATGCTATAAAATGTCCTTACAAGAACATTTGTGTATTGACGATATTCCTATTCACCTATTGCCTGTGAAGGTCAATGGTGATGATATCCTTTTTCGTGCCAATCCTGAATTATATCGGATTTGGATCTCGAAGATATCTGAAGTGGGTTTTGTCCTTTCTCTGGGCAAAAATTATATCCACAAGAATTTCTTTACTGTCAATTCTACACTTTATAAGCACAATCTCACAGATAACTCTATCGTTGAAATCCCCTATTTTAATTGTGGCCTTCTATTTAAAAGGTCACACAGGGGAGAGGAAATTTTACCTATAGATGACGCGTATAACCAATTTATTACTGGGGCTCAAGATCAAAAAAGAGCTCACCAGCGGTTCATACATTATAATCTCGATGAAATCAAAGAAGTCACTTCTAACGGTGAGTTTTCTTTATTTTTATCAAAGGCTCTTGGGGGCTGTGGATTCAGTCTTACTGATCCCGTTAAACCCTCGGTTCATTTTACACCTTTCCAAAGACAGTTGGCTCATTTCCTATCACAAAAATATGTTGATAAGGAATTTTCCGCCGATTCCGCTGATTTAAAAAATCTGCGAACCGTCAATGTAGCTGTTTCAGATGGTGGTAATACTGTAGATTTAAGTATACCAAATCATCCAAATACAACGTATAAAATGATCCCAGTCGACTCTCCTGATGACGAATATTCAAAATCCATCATGAAGACAATCGATAAGAAGAACCTTGGATATATTATTGAAAACCAAACATCAAAATACCGACGTTTGCGTTCATCTCAATTGTCATCCTTTAGGCTATGGAAGAAAGATTTCAGAACTATGAACATACCACACCGATTATCTGGTGAAAAATGGTTTACATCATATGTCCTGATGGAAAAAAGATCAAAGAAAACCTACTGTCCGTTGATCTGGACAGAAGGGGGGAACAAGCAGCAGCCGATC